AATGTTTCGGAAAGCCAGACTGACTAAGTTAGCTCAAACCCCAGAAGCTTTTGAAGCACAGGCTGAGCAATTTCTATCCTCACAAGGATTTGAAGTTAATGCCGACACCAAAAAGCTATTTGCAGCTTTTGTCCAACATTTGCCTCAAAATGAAGATTCGTTTGACGCAGACCTTCTAGGCAAAATGATGAGAAAAGCTAAAGCAAACGAGCTAGCATTTTATCTGATGCATCCTGACAAAGCGCCAAAGAAAGAGCAAGCAAATGACGCAGAAGGAATTTCAAAAGCTACAGAAGAAGTGGTACAAAAAGTTAGCGGATAAAGGCTTTAAGGATATCGAGAACAGCGATGTCCCTGGCCATCCGTTAATTCATTGGGATAGTTTTCATTTTCAACAAATGTGGACTCCCCAATCCTTTTTGGAAAAGCAGAGGTATTTTGAATTAGCCGGTCAAATGCTTCATGATTTTAAATTCAAACGTAAGATTGATAAAGAAATCTGGAAGATGCATTGTGAAGGTAGACCTGCTAAGGAAATATCGGAAGCGGTAGAGTTACATACTAACACTATAAACAGGATAATTAGAAGATATGCAAGTTACATCAAATATGATCCTGGTTAGAGATGTTAGGGAAGAAGACCTACCTCTGATATATTCCACCTGGCTTTTAGGCTTGTATCACGGGTGTGATTGGTTTGGTAGAATTAAAAAAGATTCTTTCTTTGCCAATTACAAGGTGTCTTTGGAAAAAAGGCTCCCACACTGTACAATCAAAGTAGCAGCGTTAAAGGAAGATCCTGATGTTATTCTTGGTTATGTTTGCTACCGTGGTAATGTTCTTGATTGGCTTTTTGTAAAGAAAGCTTGGAGAAAAATGGGCATAGCTAAAATGCTTATGCCTCAAAATATAAATGTTTGTACGCATCTCACTAAAGTAGGGAGATCGTTAAAACCAAAAGAATGGGATTTTGATCCCTTTGTTTAGGAGTGGTATGAAAGTAAAATCAGTAGAAATCATTAATGCTATAACAATCCCCGGAACATCCGTTCTAGGTGCTATTTCTATTTTCCCTGAAAAGCATCCTGATGTATCTTTGTCTTTGGAATCTAATGGAGTGCTTGTAGAAAGCCGTGGTATCAGTGCTATTATTCCCTTGACAAATATTAAATCAGTAATTTTAGCACCAGAGGTACAGAGTGGACGATCTAAACAAACTGCTCAAAAAAGCTAGTGACGCGGTAAAGCGTGATATAAATCACATTTACCAAGAAGTGTCTACTAGGAAGCTTTCAGATAAGTCTGCCCGTGATTTAGTAGCTTATGTTAAATTATTGACAGATTTGTCTAAAGCGCAAAAAGAGCAAAAAGAAGAACTAGCAGCAGTACCAGATGACGAGCTTAAAAAGCTGGCAAAAGAATTATTAAATGAAACCCAATCTTGAACATGTATTAGGTGAGCTTAAAAAACGTAAGAGCAAACCATTTAAGCTTGAGGATTTTCTATTTGATCAGCAATTAAAGTTTGTTGCAGACCCTAGCCGATTCAAGGTGGCAGTTACAACACGCCGTGCAGGTAAGACGGTGTCTTGTGCTGCCGACCTTGTTCACACTGCTGTAAATAACCAGGATACTATTTGTGTTTACATTACTCTTTCTCGTAGCAATGCTAAGCGGATTGTTTGGCCGGAACTCAAAAAAATAAATAGACAATTTGGATTGGGAGGCGTATTTAACTCTTCTGAGCTATCTGTGACTTTTCCCTCAGGTTCGACTATCTATTGCACAGGAGCAGCTGATAAAAGTGAAATTGAAAAATTCAGAGGACTTGCGATCAAAAAAGTCTATATTGACGAATGTCAGTCATTCCCTTCGTTTATTGATGAATTGGTTAATGATATTATCGGCCCTGCTTTGCTTGATCATGCCGGTACTCTTTGCCTTATCGGTACTCCTGGTGTTCTTCCTAGTGGGTATTTTTATGTATGTAGCCGCAGCAGAGATTGGTCTCAGCATTCTTGGGGTTTTTGGGATAATCCTTTCATATCTAAAAAGTCTGGGATGTCTCATCAGCAAGTATTTGAACAAGAATTAAAACGTCGTGGTGTGACAGCTGACAATCCAAGTATCCAAAGAGAGTGGTTTGGTAAATGGGTGTTGGATGTAGATTCTCTTGTATATCATTACAGTAAACATATAAATGATTATGATGAATTACCTATCGTTAAATGGAATTACATTCTTGGTGTTGACTTGGGTTATAATGACGCTGATGCCTTATGTGTTCTTGCTTGGAGTGAATCTAGCCCTTCGACTTATCTTGTCGAAGAAGTTGTCACAAAGCATCAAGGTATTACGGAGCTTGTTCAACAAATAGAGACACTTAGAATGCAATACGATTTTAGTAAGATCGTAGTTGACACAGGCGGTTTAGGTAAAAAGATTTCTGAAGAAATATCAAAGCGTTATAAGATATCAGTACAACCAGCTGAAAAGATTAGGAAAGTAGAATACATAGAATTAATGAATGATGCTCTACGCACAGGTAAGCTTAAAGCTAAAGAAGATTCTGTGTTTGCCCATGACTGTATGAGAGTGGAGTGGGATTTGGATAAAAGTACGCCTGATAAGAAAGTTATTAGCCGTAGGTTCCACTCAGACATTTGCGAAGCTGTTTTATACGCATGGAGAGAAAGCTATTCCTACACCCACGCACCTGTAGCTATTAAGCCTAAGTATGGGTCAAAGGAATGGCAGTTAGAAGAAATTACCCGTATGGAAGAGCAGGCAGAAGAGTATTTCAAGAATTTAGAAGATACTAATAAAAACAATGACTTTGGTGAGTGGTAGTGTGTTTATAGGCAATTTTAGTAGCTTTTTTAGCTATTTGCAGTAAAAGGACTTAAAATGCCTCTAAAACGTGGTAAATCTGAAAAAAGTTTTAAAGAAAATATCAAAACCGAAATGAGACACGGAAAACCTCAAAAGCAAGCTGTAGCAATTGCATACGCTGTAAAACGTAAAGCACAGAAAATGGCTGAAGGTGGAGAGGTTCGTAAACATAATGAAGAAAAATTAGCAAGAGCAAAGGAAGCTGGACATCCTATAAGAAAATTAAGTGCAGAAAAAGCATTAGCAGGTCAACCACATGTAGGGCATCCATATTTTAGTTCTCAACCAGAACCCCCCTATTCAAGAAAATTCGCAGAAAAATTAGGAAAACGCGAAGAAGAAAAATACGATTTAGCCCATGAAGCTGCTGAAAGAGCAGCAGATAAGGCAAGAGAAAAAGTCTACAAAAGGGAAGAAGCAAAAGATCGAGCCGAATACGGAATGGCTAAAGGTGGATTAGTCCCCGGCGTAGAACACCCTCATGAAGGAGAACCTATGAACAAGAAATTACACCCATGTGCACACGGAGGACCCGTTCACTGTAATATGGGATGCTATGCTGAAGGTGGAGAAGTAATGGATGAGGAATCAATGGAAGGTGAAGTAGATTCTCACATGAACCGACCTGATTATATTGATGAATTAGAAAATGAACCTATGGGTAATAAATTCCATAGTGATGAGTTTTTAGCCGATCCTTATGGTGAAATGACTTCTAACCATCATGCAAGTTTTGATCCAGATGTAGAAGAAGAAGAACATGGTGAAGGAGAGACAAGCTCTTTTCACGATATGATGGAATACAATCCTAAAAAACGTTTAGCGAAAATCATGTCCAAAAGACGTGTAGAAAAATTTCCCAAACAGGGCAAATAATGGATTTAAAAGAAATTGAAAAACTAATAAAGCTTTGTCACAAATATAGTGTCAAATCTATTTCCACACCTGAGGTGTCCCTGACTATCGAAGCTTTATCTCCTCCTAAGTCTAAACTTAAGGCTAAGGAAGAAGCGGTACCTGAAGAAGAGCCGCAGTATACAGAAGAAGAGATATTGATGTGGTCAGCCGGACCTATATAATATATGGCTAAAATTACAAAACGAGAAAAGAGTGATCGTGAGACTATTGTCGTAAAGACTAAGTCTAAGCCTGATGGCAATGCTTCCCACAAATGGTGGAAGGGATCGTCTAAGTCTGAACGTGGAGCTCAGCTTGTTGAGACAGCAGCGTTTTTAAAAGAACAATTACAATTTAGATATAGACAAGCTTCT